GGCTTGAACATTGTCCGCAAAAAAACCACCTGTGCTTCCGTCCCTTGATTCGTAGAAATGGGACGAAAGCATAATTACCGCTTGTTCGGTTGTAGGTGGCATCAGATTATCGATATAAAATCCAGCCGGGATATGCTGATAACTTTCTGCATAAGAGACAGCAGCGGTGATGTAGCCTTTCAGCAATCCATCATCCGCTGTATGGGTAAGAATAAGATTCTGTTTTACTTTTTCAAGTAAAGCATCCATCACCGCTACCTCCAATCACTTAGGCTGTTGCGCCTTTCATCTGAAGAACCTTAATTGCTTCAGGAAGTACCAGCTTACCATCAAGTCTCTTTGTAGCAAGGAAACCTACCTGTCCTGTATCGGCATAACGCTCGTTGAGTCTGCGGAAGGTTACACCCTGTCTGTCACCAATCCAGTAAAAACTGAAATCACCGAAAGCCACAGTTTTTGCTCCGGCTGCAAGTTCAGGAACAAAAGGTGAAGTATAGATTTTCTTGCCGAGCAAGGTCTCGTGTCCACCTTCGTGAAGTGCAGGCTGCCACAAATACTGTCCTGTAGTATCCTTGAGTTTTCTCACAGCAGCGATTGTTGCATCGTTTACAATCCAAATTGCATTCTTACGATACGGAGCTTCGAGGCTGTAGAAAAGATTGATAAGTTCATCTGCTGTAATAGCAGTTGACGATGCAGCTGTAACACCTACATCAGCACCGCCTGTTTCAGCGAAAATACCGAGAGGTTTCTTGTTACCATCTCCGACAAGGAATGCTTCTTCCTCTTTGTCACCGATTCTTCTTGAAAACTCAGTTGCAAAATAGCTCTCAAGGTCAAATGCTGAATCGTTAAGGAGTTCTTCCGAAACCTTAATGAGAGTTCCAACCTTGTGGGCATCAATCTGCTGCTGACCGAATACATCATCACCTTCGGGAATAGCACCTTCCTCTTCAACCCAAGAAGCAGTACCTCTTGAAGCCACAATCGGAATTTTGTGCGAACCGCTGTTGGTTGTGATAACGTGAGCGTGGTCACGAACCACATTCTTGTGGGTAAGAGAAGTAACAAGTTTCTTCTCAAATTCATCAGGAACAAGGTATCCGCCTTCTGAATCTGCACCTTCCTGAAGGGCATTTCTTACCTCGTAAGATACACCATTTTTTGCACGAGCCTGTGACCAGAATGCATTTTTATATGCATCGGAAGCACGCCCTGTCTTGGTGTCCTCTGCAGGCTTCACAGGCTTTTCTGTAATGGGTGTAGATACAGGCTTTGAAAGTTCTGCATCCATAGCTTCGAGCCTTTCCATTCTGCCGATTGCTTCATCATACTTTTTGATGCTCTTTTCCATGTCATCATAGGTCGCACTATCTTCGGGAGAAAGAATCCCGTCAGTAGCGTGTGCCTCCAAAAACGCTTTTGCCGCTTCAAAAGCCTTTGCTCTTTTATTACGCATTTCAATAATAGTCATAGTTATAAATCCTCCTTAAAATTATCGTTTCATAAGATTTAATCGTTCCATTAGCTCATTTACAGAACGACCTTTGTTGGTTGGGGTTGCCGGGGTTTCTTTATAATGCTTTGAGATTTTTGTCATCAAAGCACTATCTGTTGCTTTACGAGAAAATATCATCGCATCTGCCTTTTGCTTTACAGGCGGAGTGGGTGTCGTTTTCTTTTCGTCCTCATCTTCCTCTTCGTTGGGGTTGGGAGTCTTCGGCTCTTCTTCGGGTTCTGTTCCGATTTCGAGCTTTTCTTCGTCCTCATCCTCGTCAGTATCCACGTCAGCATTACGAAACAGAATGTCATCTGCAAAGCCAAGTTCAACTGCTTTATATGCATTCATCCAAGTTTCGGAATCCATAAGGTGCGATATTTTTGCTCGTGACAAACCTGTCTTGAGTTCATACGCATTGATAATGGATTCTTTGACTTCATTAAGCATTTCGATTGCTTTTTTCATATCCCCGGTATCACCAAAGGCAAAAGTAGCAGGGTTGTGAATCATAAGCATCGAAACGGGAGACATCAAAACTGTTGTGCCTGCCATTGCAATGACCGATGCTGCTGATGCTGCAATGCCATCAATTTTCACGGTGATATTGCCGTTATAATCTTTGAGCATATTGTAAATCTGTGCTGCAGCAACACAGTCACCACCGGGCGAGTTAATCCACACCGTAACATCACCGCTTCCGGCTGTCAGTTCATCCGAAAACAACTGTGGCGTGATGTCATCATCGAACCAACTTTCCTCTGCGATTGTTCCGTTCAGGTGCAGGATTCTCGTCTGTGTCTCCTCGTTCTTCGTCCAATTCCAAAACTTCCTCGCTTTCATCGGTTTCCTCCTTTTCATCAGTTTCTGTTTCAGCAAAAGCACCTGCGTTTGCAAGCGGTAACATTGAGCCATTAATGAGGTAAAGGTCACCGCCAAGCTCGGCAGGAATGCGGTCGAGATTTTCAAGCTCTCGGATGTCATTTGCACTCATCCAACCATTCTGCCTTGCGATGGAGTAACCGTTCATTCGGCTTTGATAGTCACCCCGGAGCAATCCCTCAAGATTGAACTTGATGAAATACTCTTGTTTCTCATCCTCCGATAGAAGCAGTCGCATCAAGGATTGCTCCCAACGGATAACCCACGGGTCAAGGGTGTATTTTACAAACTCAAGTGACTGTTGCTCTATATTTGAAAAGCTCGACTTCTCAAGGTCACCGACCATATGTGGCGGCACTCTGAAAATTCGAGCAATTTCATTAATTTGAAATTTTCTTGTTTCCAAGAATTGTGCCTGTTCCGGGGAAATACCAATCTGCGTATATTTCATTCCTTCCTCAAGCACGGCAATCTTGTGTGCATTGGAGCTTCCTTTGAAGGTAGCATTCCAACTTTCACGAACCTTTTGTGGGTCTTTTATAGTGCCGGGGTGTTCAAGCACTCCGCTTGGTGCTGCCCCATTGGCAAAGAACCTTGCTCCGTATTCCTCACAAGCAATCCCCATACCGATTGCATTCTTTGCCATTGCAATCGGTGAGTAACCGACAAGACCGTCAAAGCCGAGTCCGGGGATATGAAGCACATCGGAAGGTCTCATTTTGACAGTCGAGCCTTTAATGGTCTGCGTTTCGTCATTGGAGTGTGTGTATGTGTACCACAGTTTTCCGTCCGCTTCTCGGTCAACTCGCATTTTGTTCGGCATAAGCGGATACAATCCGAGAACTTCACCCTTGCCGTTTCGCACGATTTGTGCGTAGGCATTACCCCAAAGGAGCAGATGTGTCATCAGCGTTTCCCTGAAAACAAAGGATGACATTTCCGGGTTCGGCTCATCGTGAAGAACACGATAAAGTGAGTGGTCGATGGCTTTTTCTTTGCCACCTTTATCGTTGTAGCGGTAAAGGTGAAGCGGAAGTCCGGCGATGGCTTCAGCAAGTATTCTCACACAGGAGTAAACTGCTGTCATTTGCATAGCGGAACGCTCTGTGACTGCCTTGCCGGAAGTGGTGTTACCAAAGAAAAAGCTGTAACCTTGACCGACTGTGCTGTTCTTGGGCTTATCCCTTGAACGGAAGAGTCCTGTAAATATTCCCATATAGAATCAACCTCCTTAAATAAACAAAATTCCTCGCTCGTCATAGACACTTTCAGTAGTGTCAATACCGCAGCGGATAGCACGGTCAAGAGCCATAATAGTTGCAACCGCACCATCAATTTTCTCTGTTGATTTTTCCTTATCGGGTTTGATGTTCCCGGCAGGGTCTGTCCTTACATAAATGTTGTCCATCATCCAATGAAGAACCGGGTGACCGCCGTGGGCAATTCGCTCCTCAAGTACGAGCTTCATCAGCTCCTTCGTAGGCGGTGACATATCCTTGAATCCTTGACCGAAAGGAACAACAGTAAACCCCATACCCTCAAGGTTCTGAACCATCTGTACAGCACCCCAACGGTCAAATGCGATTTCACGGATGTTGTATTTTTCACCGAGCCGTTCTATAAACTTTTCGATGAAGCCGTAATGCACAACATTGCCTTCGGTCGATAAAAGGACACCTTGTTTTTCCCATACATCATACGGAACATGGTCTCTCCGAACACGAAGGTCAAGGTTGTCTTCGGGAATCCAAAAGTATGGTAGGATGATGTATTTGTCCGCTTCATCAAGAGGGGGAAAGACAAGGACGAAAGCCGTGATGTCTGTTGTACTTGAAAGGTCAAGACCGCCATAGCAAACTCTGCCGTGGAGTTCTTCCTCGTCAACGGCAAAGGAGCATTTGTCCCACTTGTCCATAGGCATCCAACGCACAGCCTGTTTAACCCATTGGTTAAGACGAAGCTGACGAAAGGCATTCTCTTCAGCCGGGTTCTGCTTCGCAGACTCACACGCTGCCTTTACTTTGTCTATGCCGACAGTAATGCCGAGTGATGGGTTTGCCTTTTTCCATACCTTCGGGTCAGTCCAATCATCCGATTCATCCGCTCCGTATATAACAGGATAGAAGGTCGGGTCGATTTTTCTGCCCTCAATGATGTCCTTTGCTTTTTGGTGGGTTTCGTAGCAGATGGAATGAGTATCCGTTCCGGCGGTGGTGATCAGGAAGTACAAGGGCTGCATTCGAGCATCGCCCGATCCTTTTGTCATAACATCAAACAGCTTTCTGTTCGGCTGCGTGTGAAGCTCGTCAAACACGACACCGTGTATATTGAAGCCGTGCTTGGAGTAGGCTTCGGCAGACAGCACCTGATAAAAGCTGTTAGTGGGTGTGAAAATGATTCGCTTTTGAGATGCGAGGATTTTGACACGCTTTGCAAGAGCCGGACACATCTTAACCATATCAGCTGCAACCTCGAAAACGATAGATGCCTGCTGTCGGTCTGCAGCACAGCCGTAAACTTCGGCTCGTTCCTCACCGTCACCACAGCATAATAAAAGAGCAACCGCAGCCGCAAGCTCCGATTTGCCCATCTTTTTTGGTATTTCAATGTAGGCGGTGTTGAACTGCCGATAGCCATTTGATTTGAGCGTCCCGAAAATGTCACGGAT